GTGTCACCTCTACCATGTCTTCTATTTTAATCATTATTTTTTCACTCCGCCTTTATCTAGTTTTTCTTTTATCAAAGCGATTTGTTCATCTGAAAGAACACGTAATGCCTCTTTAGCTTTTTCGTTGGAATAGCCAAAGTATTCTTTAACACACTCTAAATCCTTGACCGCCGCCTGTTTTTGCCAAGCGTGAAACTTGCGTTTCATAGGTCTAATTGTATTTAGAAGATATTGGAATTGTAAAGTTTCTGGTAGATGATGATTCATATTCAACTCATTTACATATAAAATGCAATCGAGTTGATATGAGAGTGAACGATTAATGAGAAAGGGTTTATATGATTTGAAATCTAATTCTTCATCAGAAAACTTATTTCTTTTGTTTAGAACTACTTCAACAAAATCAAATGGGCTCATATTATTCTCACTTAAAAGAACAATCGGCCATCAATTCTGTCAGGAATGCCATCAGGTTAATCTCTTGGTCTGCAACGAATGCAGATTGATACTGATATTTTGCAAGATGCAAAACTGCTTGAGGAATACTATCTGGTGTCATAACCTCATAAAGAGATTCATAAATCTTTCTGAAGATAGAAGCTGAATCGGAGTCAATATTATTGATAACCCACTTTCGAGCCAGACCAAAGTCTTTCTCTTTTACGGCTTTAATTAAATCAGAAATTTGTAGGTCGGATACAGATGCAAGGATGCCCTTGTCAATTGTACCACCAACAGAATAACGCTGTAGTTCATTGAGAACACGGCGATTATCTGGAAAGTGTTTTGTAATAACTGATGCTACAACTTGCTTGTCGTATACAACGTTCTCTTGTTCAAGAATCCATTCCACACGCTTGAAGAACTGTGCGGCCATCTTAGCTTTTTGACCATTTTGAATCTTGAATTCAACAACAGAACAACGAGAATGTAACGGATCAATGATACGATTCTTGAAGTTACAAGTAAAGATGAAAGAACAGTTAACTGCGAATTCTTCCATTGCACCACGGAGTGCAGGTTGTGTGGAATTTGGATTTAGATAATCAGCTTCATCAATAATGATGACCTTGCGGCCACCAGAAAGGCTCATTGATGATGCATAGTTTTTGATTTTGTTGCGGAATGTGTCAATGCCGCTTTCGTCCGACCCGTTGATGACGATGTAGTCACAGCCAACTTCTTCACATAGGGCTTTTGCGATTGTAGTTTTGCCGACCCCTGCGGATCCAGCAAGTAGCAAATTTGGGATTTCTTTTCTGTTAACATATTCCTGAAAGGTTGTTTTAATAGACTCCGGAAGAATACAGTCCTCAATTTTGTGAGGACGATACTTTTCCACCCATAGCATTTGGTTGCTTTCCATTCAAATTCTCCATAATAATATAATAATTAAAGGAGTGAGCCGTCTTGCCACTCCCAACCCAAACATAGTGCCATCATTTTACGATGAAACCAGTTTGGTTTTTTCACGATAGAAATACTCAACCCATAATTTCCACCAATTCGATAAAAACCAGAATATTTTGGCGGTACATAAAAACTATATGGCTGAGTAGCCGCATTCGTTATGTAAGGGGATGAGTTAGGCTCACTCATTTCGTTTCAGTCATTCCGATGTAGAGTGCTTCAAACTCATTATCTTCCGTGACTTCTTCTTGGAAAGATTGTTTGTGGTGTGTCTTTGCCATACGGCGAAGAACCTTTTTTGGAATTTTAAAGTTATCATAAAGTGCATCGATAACATCTTTGATAGCTTCTTTGTGTGAATCGATAACTGTCATTTCATTTGAAATTTCAGAGAGAGCATCACGAATGGATTTGAGTTGGTTCTCATCAAAAGAACCATAGAGTGTAGTCACAGCAGTCATAATTATTCTCCGTACTTAGAACCAGTTTCAGTTGTCACCCAATATTCGACAGGAACAGTTGTGTTCTTGAAGTGACCAATACCTTTAGAAGCAATAGTAACTTCATATGCACCAGGAACAAAACGTAGGTTTTCGGTTGCAAAGAACATACGATATTTTGTACCAGTTCCCTGTACGTTTAAGGTTGTCGAGTTAACATGTGATGCATCATCTTTGGCATCAAAAGTTTCAATAGAAACAGATTCACCATTTGAGACAAAAGCAATGTTAGGAGAACCAAGTGCTGATGCAACTTTAGAAATCCACTCAAGGTCTTGTGCATCAAGTGGGAATTTAATCTCTGCATTCTCCATCGAAATGGTTTTATCGGGTGGAACGAGAATAGTTTCTTTAGCCGCTTTGCGATACTTGGTGCTAGAACGGCCACCAAGACCCTTGATGACAATGTTCTTTTCTTCAACTTCAATTTCAGGTTGTGCATCACGTGCTAGTGTGAGTGTGCCCAAGAAATTGTTGAGGTCGTGAATACCAAATTCAGACTCAAAGGTATCGGTTAATTCTGCTCTCGCAAGAATGTTTTTTTGTTTAGAGATAGTTTCAATAACATTACCGGGCTTAACATAGATACCCTCATTAATCGTGGCAAAGTTTTTAAAAATACTCATTGTATTTGTGGAAAGTTTCATAACAATACTCCTTAAGTAGGTTCTTGAATTGTATCAGGTCCGAAGGAACTAATCAAGCAATTCTTCAATTTTTTCTTCAAGTCTTCCAGACTTCCATCATTGTCGATAGTGTGGTCAATATCACCACCAACCCATCTCCATTCAGATTCATGCACACCAGATTGGTTAATCATAAATGCTTCAGCTTTATGGTCATCACGGTTTGCTTTTGCGGCAATTTCATACCAATGTGGTTTGATGCCACGTTTAATTTCAATTAATGTGCCACGGTGCTTATTGATAAAAGAAATTTCATTCTGAAATCTAACATCAGTGATAACATAATTTTGTTCAGGTGCATTATCGATATAGTTTTTCAACTTAATCACCCAAAAATCTTTATGAAATACATCACGACCAACTTCTGTACCCATGAGTTGTAGTGCCAGCCTAGGTGTAAATTCTTTTCCAAGTTCGTATGACCAAAAATCATCCGGCTTTTCTCGCCATTCACGTGAATGTTGTGTATCACCTTCTAGTAAATGACGAGGCCATCCAAACATTTCTGCTGTGACATCCTTAACACCTTTAGCAAAGGACACGGGTGTAAAACCCATGTCTTTTAGCAGGTCACCTGCTGTACCTTTACCTGAACCAATAAATCCAAGTAAACCCACAATCATTACATTTCTCCAACATAATTCGCTACGGCAGGCATGTCACCTTGGAAATGGTATGTGCCAATGTGTTGTGTACGCATCCAAGGGCAGAGCCAAATTTGACCACCCATGTTACGCCACCATTGGCAGAACATGTAATCTTCTGAGAGATAACGTTCGGATACTGGATCAATCACAGTATCAAAGTATGCATGAATGTAACGAGAGCCGTCAAAGTGTGCTTGACCAACATGGTCTGGCTTGTACTTGAGTTGTGGATATTGTTCTGCAAACTTAGGGAACACTTCACGCTTAATCATCATAAAACCGGTACCAATTTCCATGACTTCAAGTGGTTCAGACACAGAGAATTGTGCGGTACCTTTAACTGGATTGAAAACATAATCACCAGTAACCTTTTCAAGCAGATGTGGTTCAATGTCAGGATGCATTTGAACTGCCTTCTTGACGTTACCCCATTTGATAGCCTTCTTAGGATAAGGACCACCAATAACATCTTTATCTAGTGCCAACAATGCAATCACATCTTGTGGATTGAAGTTGATATCCGAATCGATAAACAACATATGTGAGCAATCAGAACGATTTAGGAATTCATCTACCAAATAGTTCCTTGCACGTGTAATTAAAGACTCATTAAACAAGAATGAGAATTTAACTTCGATTCCATATTGAATACACATACCTTGTAGATCAAGGCATGCCTTCATATAGAGTCCATGGTTTTGCCCACCATACATCGGTGTGGCTACAAACAACTTATGTTTTCTAAGTTCATCTGTTTTAATTTGAATTTCCATTTGTGCTCCAAAAATAAAAAAAAGGAGAGACCATTAAGAAATGGTACTCTCCCGTATCAAACCAAAATTAAGCGGTTTGTGGACGAACGCCCATAGCACGGCATTGTGCTTTGAAAGACTTGGAAGGAGTTCCAAGACGATAAACAGCAACCTTAGAGCCATCAGCACGTGACTTAATGTTGGTGTAGATAGCATAGCCTTCGGTACGCAACTCAGCAATACGTGCGGCAACATTACTGATACCGAAACGTGAGCGAGCCTGTGCTACGCTGAATGTGTTGTAACCTTCCTTCTTGGTCAAGGTTTGCAACATTTTTTCCTTAGCGGATAATTTTTTCATAATAAACTCCATTTTAAATTTAAGAACACTGCTCATACAAGCAATTCACAGTATACAATTATGTAGGATAAAAGTCAAGTGTTTTAGCGGTACACTTGAGAATTTGCCAAAATAAATCACCTACCCACCTGGCCAAGGTACTTAGATTTAGTTTCTTCCCAAGTCATGTAGACCAGGTCATCATAGAAAAGAGTTTCATATGAAACATTATTTTTCTTCTGCAATTGGCGGATACGACCTTTGGCATACTTGATCTTCCATAGTTCCGAAAGGGCTTCCTCAGAGGTGTCGAAAGACTTTACGAGTTGTTCTTCGGCAATTTCTCCACGGAGAAACTCATTCGTATTATTGTAGAGAGGTGAGAAATAGATACCACGTTGGTGTGCGGTGCGTGTTAACTCTTTTGGTATGCCAAGTTTTGGATACAAGAAGTGTAGTGAACGATTCTTGTGGTCACGTTTGAACGGAAGACCTTTATCGTTCTTAGCTTCCCACCACTCAAAGTATTTTTCTGTGTGGTTCTCTTTCAGCCAGTTCCAAAGCATGTTTAGTGTGGACTTCCGTGGTTCAAAAGCAACAGAACCAGATGAGAAACCCATCTTGTTCCAGTGTTCAAGCCCATCATATTGAGAAAGCCCACCAGACTTAGTATTTCCATACAGAGAAGTGGTTGTAACTCCGGCAAGAACATCACCATATTTTTCTTTCCACAATTTCTGAACTGTATCAGACAGGCAAAGCAACGCAAGTAGTTTACCACCCATGTAATTGAAACCGAGCGGCTGGAGTGGAACAATAGACGAACCGATTGCAGTGTGGTTAATCATACCACCTTGAGTTTTCTTTTCACGTTCCCATCCAATAGCAGTATCACGTGGGGTCAAATCAAGAAAGTCGGAAGAAATACAAACAACACCAAGATACTTACCGGTCACATCATCCTTCACGATAAAGTTAAGATTTCGACCAATGTTCGAGTTGTTCTTCATCGTTGAGATAAAGGTA